CCGCCCTTGTTCCGAAAGGGCGCGACCAGGCCAGGGGCGAAATCGCTGAACTCCTCGATCGGCGCTTCTTTCATGAAGGCATCCAGCGGCTCGAAGAGCGCCAGGTTCTTCGCGCTGGCCCGCCCGTTGAGCATGAAGGCCACGTCAATCGAGCTGGATGACAGCGAGGCTCGGCTATCCCCCCCCCTTTCACAACTAGCCCAATCAAATCAACATGTTCCATCTCATATAACCAACAAACTAACTCGCTGACACTTATTATAAGTGGGCGCGTTTTTATAAATGGTACTACTATAGTGACGTGCCGAAGGGAGCGACGAAGACGTCGCGCAATACGATTCGGCTGGACTGCTATTATAAGTTGTATTATTATTATATATATATTATAACGACGTCACCGCTTCTATATGCTGGTCGGTTCTCCGTCGTCGGGGCTGGTCATATCACACTTCCATATAGGTTGACAAGAGGGCTAGTTTGTGTATGGTGTGAGTATCGCTACTATAAGGAGTACAGAGATGGCGACAGGTGGTTGGTCTGGTCTCTGGAATAGAGTCGGAGGAGAACAACATGCATTGATGACTCCTCGTGGCTACATCGCCGCTCGACATGTTGCTTCTGCTCTCGGTGGCATCGGTGGTATCATTGCAAGTGAACGTGTCTTCACTAACTTTAATGAAGATGTGAAACAAGTAACTCCGAATGCACAGCCCGGTAATCCTATCGTTAATGGTGGCGTGATTCCGATTGCTGTTAATCCTATCACTCCGGTTACGAGTGCGAACTTCATCTCTTATGTGGAGAAGCCTTGCAATCCGCTCACCTATCCGGCAGATAAGAGTGGCAATGGTGGTGGTGGGAAACTAGGTTTGAAATTGTAATTGCAGTTAACTCTCCGTTCCCTTCTAGTCTGGGCGTCACTTTCCCCCCTATAAGTGACGCCCTCTTTATATGGGCCATCCGATATGCCCACACGGCAAGAAATCATTGATTATATAACGCAGTCTGCATTGAGACGGGGCATCGATCCCAATGTAGCAATCAAAGTGTGGACACACGAAGGTAAAGGTGCGACTGATTATCAATCGGGCGTCTATAATGCTAAAGGTTTACGTGAACCGTCTTATGGACCGTTCCAACTTTTACTAGGTGGCAAAGGTACTGGCTTCTCTCCCGGTCTTGGTAATAGAGCGCCATTCAATGTGCGCGATCCTAATACGTGGAGAGAGAATATTGACTTTGCATTAGACGAAGCTAAGAGGGATGGATGGCGTCAGTGGTATGGAGCAGCTAACGCCGGTATTGGTAGATGGACTGGCGTTAATGGTCGACCCGATACTAGCCGCCTCGCCGATATTAAGAATGTAGATTTAGGCTCTGAGCCAACTCTCCAGAATTTAAGTCCGCCCACTAAACCTACTCGTAATGTGGCGAGAGAGGATAGTGCTGAACGACAGATCATCAGTCAGATGTCCCCTACAGAAGCGAGTAGCGATATGGCACGGTCACGATATCCAGATAGGAACGATGCGATTAATCAGGCGCTTAATGAGTATATACAGTTGGCGGGATTCGTGCCACCGGGATTAACGAAGGGTGCTGCTAAAACTAGAGCAGGTGCGAATGCTAATGTAGTGCCGCGAGGAGGATTACCGATAGAGAGAGATATCGGCGCGGATGTTGGTCCTTATAATAGGAATGCTCCAGGTACGAGAGGAATGGAGGGAAGTTATGCGGATTATGTCCGTAAACAACACGAAGAAATGGCGAAAGCACGAGGCGGTGATACTCAACTTCCCCCCGGTGTTAAAAGTGCAACGGACCCTGCTGGTGCGGTTGATCCGAGAACGGGCACTGCACTTGAACGCACTGATCCGAACTTAGCCGCACAGAATGATCCTGCTGGACAAGCATTGATAGCACAGAAGATCGTTGGTCGTGCAGTACCGGGTAGTGGTGGTCCTGTTCCTCGTACTTCAACGACGACTCCGGGTGGACGTGCTGCAACTGCTGCTGCGGCTACTGCATTGGGAGTTGCTTCGACTGATACTGATCCTGCTGTTCAAGCTGTTAAGGATAAGATCGCGAGTAGTGGTGCTGCTGCTCCTGTTACGCGATCACAGGCTGCGAATGTTGATCCCGGTGTAGATATTGTGGAGAAGCAATTGGGAATGAAGCCGGGTACGTTGCGTGATCCTAATACTGGTGTGCAATCGATGGCAGCGGGACCGATGATTGGTCAAGCTCTACCGGTGTTTAAGGAAGTGATGAAAGATCCACAGGGGAGACAAGCGGTACAGACTGCGGTGAAGACTGCGATTACGAAGAAGGCGCAGATTGATGCACAACAAGCTGATATGAAGAATGATCCGACTTATTATCAGCAACTCGCTGCAAGAGGACAGATGCCCGGTGGACAACAGGATGATCGGGCAATGGAACGTGCAGTGATGATGGATAATCAACGCGCTTTAGCGCGCAGAATGGGATCGCAACCTCCACAACAACAACAACCTGTTGCACCTAGACCTCCACAACCTGTACCACCACCACAAACAACTCGAGGAACAGTTGGTGTTCGCTCTACTCCTCCTGAAATAAGGAATTCGACTGAAGAACAAATACTTAATCAGGTAATTCCTCCCGGTGCGGAGAAAGGTGACGTACCTCCGACTAATGCTGTAGCGAGAATGCCTCCACAACCGCCGACACCGCAAGTTAGGAATATGACTGCGGCACAAGCTTATCCTTATGGAATGACACCACCTCCGGGTGCTTATGATCCGAGTGGAGGAATTCCGCAAGGTGTTCCTAGTAGCGGACAAATGCCGATGGACCCAACGATGATGCAGTTGATGCAATTCTTCACTCAGGGTGGTGGTGGTGGAAACGTTGGTTGATTATTTAGTACTAGCTGATGGTACTAAAATTGATAAGGCGACAGGTAGCATTATCCGAGAGCAGGTTGCTACTCCCGATTTGCTTAACGGAGATGAACCTGTCGCCGCTTCTACAGAAATTGACGACGATGTAGACGAAAGTGAGATAGACGAGATTAAGAAACGGATTCCGATTAATCGTTATCTGAATGACTTGCCCGGTGATGCTAATGGTACGAGAGCGATCGCGGTGATTGCGGGATTAACGCTATTCGGATTGAGTAATCGAGAGATTAGTATCGTATGTAATACTGATATAGATAAAGTGGGCGCGATTAAACAGAGTGAGCGGTATGAGGACTTCTCTACGGGCATTATAGATAATGTGATGAGGGCTCAGAGTGATAATGTGAGGGCGATGTTCGTTAATAATGCGAAGTCGGCCGCGGAGAATATTATAGGTGGATTGAAGAGTAAGATACCGGAAGTTAGGCATATGGCTTCTAAGGAAGTGCTAGACCGAGGTGGGTTTAGGCCGATTGATGTGGTGGAACATAGAGTCAGACATGAGAATGAGTTGAAGATCGTGCATATTCGTGGAGATGCGGAGAAGCACGTCACTATAGATGCTGATTATGATGAGGCAATGTGATGTCTGATGATGATGGTACGATGGACACACTGATGAGATTCTTCCTTTCTAATACGTATAAGGGAGGAACACCACAGGTAGGTGCGCCTAATCCAATGACGCCTCCGTTGTGGCGTGATCCACAGAATATTGATGATCCGCTTAATCCATTGTATGGATCATATCAAGAGGGACAGAAGATGCCTCCTGATCCACGAATGAAGGGATATAGGAGGAAGTAGATGCCACGTAGACCCAGCATTGAAGAGATACTTAGAGAAGAGATATTCGCGTTAGAGCAGCAACAGGCATTAGAGAAGAATCCTGAGTCGATGGCTAATCGACCGGATGGACTAAGTGGAGGAAATGTACCAAGTCAAGAGTTGATGTATAATAGAGAGCCGATGACGCAGTGGGGCGGACAGTATGATGATCAACCTACAGCAGAAGCAATGGCTCAGGCAGAATCGCAGAGAGGCAATGCTGTAGGTAGAGAATTTGGTCCTCGTATTAATAGAGGCAATAGAGGCGAGATGGCTGACATGCCGCCGCCTCCTAATGTTGGTGCTAATCCTAATGGAATGAGAGGATTAGCTGGCGCGTATGGTAGCTTGCCCGAAGGTAGTACTACACAGATTGATCCGTATATGAAGGTGATGCCACAAGTGCCACAACAGGATATGCAGCAATTGATGGACTTCTATATTAATGGGGGGAGTGACGTATAATGGTAGCTCCGACAGTTAGAGCGAGTACTACGCAGCGTGCTCGTAAGAGTGAAGTGTTCGATAAGATGACGACGGTGAGAGGCTTTGGTGATAGTGGTGGAAGAGATTTGATGGATGCTATTGCTGCTACGATACAAGCAGGTAGTGAAGGTAGGAATGCATTAGAGAGTATTAGTGATAGATTGCAATCTAGAGAGAAGGTTCAGCACACTAAGGATATGAGGAGATGGAAGAAGTGAGTCCTGTTCGCGGATCAACTGAGGCGACGATGGGATTCATCGATGCGATGAAGTCTCAACCGCTTGCGTTGGCTCTAGTGGTGATGAACTTCGCTCTCATTGGCTTTATATATATACAGAGTTCTCAGTTCACGACGCAGAGAGCGGACAATGTGAAGTTGTTTGTATCTGCGCAGAACGAGGTGCAGAAGTTACTGGCTCAGTGTGTAATCCCACCACCAATAACGAGGTAGAGAGATGGCTACTAATGCAGGCGCTAGTGGATTCGCGCAAGACCTAAGTAACAATGTAATAAGGAAGCCTGTTACGATTGCGAGTGGTGCTACGTTGAGTAGTGTTGCGCTTATGAATGGTAGTCCGCTCGTCGGTGTCGATTGTAGTGCGTTGACGAGTGTGGCTTTCACTCTTCTTAATAGCATTGATGGCGGCCTCTCTTATAGGGCGGTAGAGGACGCGGTTACGGGTAATCCTATTAGCATGGTTGTAGAGGCTAATAGGTATCATCATGTTAATCCTCCTATCCGCGGACTCGATATGGTGAGGATCGTAGCTGGAACGGCGGAAGGAGCAGCGCGTAGTGTGATATTAGTGAGTGATCGTCGTAAAGGCGCATAATGTTTAAGCAACACGTTAATACGCCTAGATATGCGAAGGATGCTGCGACGAAGCATTACGTCGATGGTGTTGATAGTAAGTTACAGACGCAGATAGATGATGCTATTGCTACGATACCGCCACCAGTAGATGCGTATACGAAGACGGAGAGTGATAGTAGATATGTGAATACGAGTGGCGATACGATGACCGGAACGTTGGTTGTTCCGGTAGTCTCTGCTGATGGCTACACTGTAAAGGCTGGCTCTTTTGGGGCGAAAGGGCCGAATGTATTTAATATTAATTGGACTACGACTGCTGATTTGTGGATTGATGGTGCTAATTTAGGAAGGATTTGGACGGGTACTACGTTTAATCCAGCTAACTATGTTGCGAAAGCTGGAGACACGATGACGGGATTGCTGAATATATCTTCCCCTCCTTATTACGGATTTATAAAGTTTATTAATAGTTCGACAGGACACGAGAAGACCTTTCGATTAGGTGCTACGAGTGAATTAGAGATAGTCAATAGTGCGAATACTGCGGTTATTTGGACTTTGACTGATCTCGGAGATTTGACTCTCGTTAGAAATTCGATAGCACGTAGATTTTATGGACAGAACGTATCGGACTTTGCGCCTGCTGCTGTTGATAATGCAGCATTTATAGGAGTGGGTAGCTTCGGTGGTGGCATTACACTTCAAGATGGTGCTTATAGAGCATGTATGTGGGCGCAATCTGCTAATCTCGCATTGGCTACTGGAGGTAATCCACCATCGATTAAGTTGCTGTTAGCGAATAACAATAATCATACGTTGACTGGTAGTCTTTCTCTAAGTGGAACGCTTGAAACTCGTGGTGCTGATTACGGTACACAGATCCAAACGTATAATACGACGACAGGACACTATAAGTATATACGGATGGCCCAAGGGACGCTAGAAATTATTAATCATGCATACAATGCTAGTATTTTTAGTCTGGCAGATGGAGGGTCACTGTGGATTGGTGGTGGATTGACGGCTAATTCAGAAAGTAGGATACAGCACGGTGGCGGTATATACTTAAGGTTTCGGCATCCTAATTATGGTGGTATGTTGTATCAAGACACAACTACCTTTTATTTCTTAACGACGAATAATGGTGATCCTGATGGTACTTTTAACAATCTTCGTCCATTTACGATTAATTTAAGTAGTGGTGTTGTGGGTATGAGCCACGGATTAAATCTAACTGGTAGATTGAATGCTTATACCGACATAGTTGTGCCGAATCTCTATTGTACTTATGGATTGCGAGTATATGGATGGGCTAGTAATAACGGTACAGGTCTTATATTCTATAATGCTGGTGAGACCGCTTATACGTATTATGATGGACTTAATTTTACGATTAATATTCCTAATGGCGGCGTATCACTAGGATCAGGCTTTTTCGCTCGTCAAGGAATATATGGAAATACAGTTGGCTATCGTTATAATCTGTGGTGGGATGGAACGCCCGAATTGTTCGTAGATAGCACTTATCTTGGCGACTTTGCATTCGTTAGTGACTATAGGATTAAGGAGAATGTGGACGAACTTCCATCGATGTGGGATACGATGAAGAAGGTTCGTCCAGTTAAATATACGAAGAAACAGTATACACCGCCGAATGAGGCGAAGCGTAAGTTGGAAGAGGCAATCACTGCTCGAGAGAACTCTCCTGACTCCATACAGGCTAAGGAGGGTTACGAATTCGAACCGATGTTTAAAGAGGAGAAGATGGAGCGATGGGGCTTCATAGCACATGAGTTACAGGAGGTACTTATTCCAAGTGCGGCGAGTGGAATTAAGGATCAGGAGAATGCAATACAATCGGTGAGACTTGATTGTGTTGTTGCCGCACTTACGAAGACTGTACAGGAATGTATAAAGCGTATTGAAACATTGGAGACGAAGTGATGACTGAGCAGGAGCAACTTAATCTGCGTGTTGAGAAGGATGTGAGGACACTCATTGGCGATCTTCACCTTCAAATTGTCATCTTACGCGCAACAATAGAACAACAACAGCAGACACAACAGGTGAATGGAAGGGATCGAGATGCCACCCGTCAGCCAAGCCCAACGTAGAGCGATGTACGCAGCGGCAGCAGGTAAAGGTAACATTGGAATTCCTCAGAAGGTAGCTAGAGAGTTTACTGCTGCGGATAAACCGGGTAAGTTGCCGCCTCGTGCAAAGACGCAGGGAAAGACACCCTCGACATCGATTAAGCAGTTGCAAGTTGCTCCTCCATCGAAGTCGCCAGCACTTCAGATGGCGATAATGGATCAGATAAGGAGGAAGTGATGCCTATAGGACTCATTTTCTGGATGATAATGATCCTCGTGTTAATCTTCGGATTAGCACGACAGTCGCCAATGATCGCTCCTTATGGATGGGGATGGGATTGGCTTATTTACATCCTCCTATTCCTGCTCGGTTGGCACGCTTTCGGCTTCGCTATTCACGCTTAGGTGCAGGATGAGTGAGGCAGATAGGATTAAGAGACATCAAATGCTGACTGCTGCAATGCGAGAGCAACAGTTTCAAGAGGGCATTCGTAATACTGACTGGTATAAGGAATTCGTAGCTAAACATGGAGAGCCTAATCTCCAAGATCCTAACTACGATTATAGGGAGGCATGGGATGCTGGTGTTCGTCCTAATGTGCGTGATCCCGGCGATAATATGTTACATTGGAGTAGCCAGTTTAAGGGAGCTATGCACCCTAATAGGTTCGTTCAGGGTATAGACACTCTAACAGGGAAACCTGTCGAACTAGTAGAACCCGAGAACGAAAAGTGAGCGTCGTAAGTCCAACATAGAGGAGATTGAACATGTCGATTGTTAAATTGAAGCCAGGAGAAGTTGTCATCGTGTCGGCAGGTGATCCAAATAAGCCGAATCAAGGATTGCCTAAGCCCGAAGCTCCTGTTGATCCGGGTTATGGTATCGATCTCGGTTTGGGTTGGTTGCGACCGACGCATCCGATTGTAAAACCTCCATCGGGAGCGCATCCATCTCATCCGATTGTTAAGCCGGGTGAACCGACGCATCCAATCGTACTCCCGCCCGCTGGTCCAGTTGATCCGGATTGGGGAATTGATGAAGATAACGGTTATTTGCGTCCGGATAATTCACTTCCGCAACCTATGCCTCCAGAGCAAGTGCCGAATTGGGAAGTTAAGGCAGCATGGACTCCCGTAACTGGATGGATCGTTGTTGCGATTCCAACTGGTGAAGTTCCGACTCCGAGCAAACGTAAATAGAGGAGAAAAGTCGGTGGGCTTAATGGCTCACCGACACTTCTTATACGTATAAAGGTTACGATGACTAATTATATTGTAAAAGAGGGGGGACTGAATGACAGGTTCTTTAAGTCGAGAGCCAAAATACGAATTCTTGGTGGCGGCTTTGCTAACGGGAAGACTGCTGCTGCTTGTATTGCGGCATTGGAAATGGCGAGAGACTATCCAGGTTCGAATGGTCTTATGGCTCGTGCAACTTATCCTAAACTTAATGATACTTTACGGAAGGAGTTTATCAAGTGGTGTCCGAAACAGTGGGTCAAGAGCTTCCCATTAGGCGCGAATGGGAGCAATATGTGTACGTTAAAGAATGGGACGACGATAAACTTTAGGTATATGCAACAACAGAGCCGTGCTGGAGATGAGGCGGCTACGAGTAATCTCTTGAGTGCGACATATGATTGGATCGTTGTGGACCAAATTGAAGATCCGGAGATCGTGCATAAGGACTTCCTCGATCTGATGGGTCGGCTACGTGGTAGCACTCCATACGTGGGCAACGATTCCTCAATGCCTCACACGGGTCCACGTATGATGATCTTAACTTGTAACCCTACACGGAATTGGGTTTACAAGAAATTGGTCCACCCGTTTCATTTATATAAGGAGTCGGGCATGGTGACGCCTGACTTGATTGTGTTAAAGGATAAACATGGTAGAGCGATTAAAGGTGAGGATGGTAAGCCTATTTTGTTATTGGATATTGTGGAGGGTAGTACTTACGAGAATGCACATGTCCTTGAGCCTGATGTTATACAGGGGCTTGAAAGCACGTATACTGGGCAGATGAAGGATCGCTTTCTGTTGGGACAATGGGCTGCGTATGAAGGATTGGTGTATCCGCAATATAGTGATTTAACACATTCGGTAGAGCACAGTGAGATTATTAAGCTACGGAACAAACTTATTGATAAAGGTTACTTTATACCTTTTATTGATGGGTACGATTTTGGTATCGCTCGGCCTTCTTGTTACTTGGTTGCATTCGTAGACGATGAAGGGAACGTGATTATCATAGATGGATTTTATAAGAGCGAATTCGGCATTTTAGAGCAGGCAGATAAGATTAGGCAGATTAGAAATAAGTGGAAGATGTCGTTAGATCAGGACTGTTGGGCCGATCCTAATATATTTAGGAGATATGGTAGTAGTGCGGGTAACGTCAATGAAACGGTGGCTAGTCAATTTCTTAATTTGGGTGTCCCTATGCGGAGAGGTAATAATGATGTACTCGGGGGGATTGTCAAAGTCGGCAGTTATCTCACTGTTACTCGCTTCCACCGTAACCCTTTCACTGGTAATTTTGGCGCTCCTCATCTTTATGTATCACGCAAGTTAGATTGGTGGATCGATGAGATCGGCGGTTATTATTGGGATAAGGATACGAAGGGTGAAAGAGAAGATAAGCCTAATGATCGTAATGATCATGCGATGGACACTACGAAGTATATGTTGACGAAGCTAGATGCTGTTGCGCGGCCCGATCCACGTCTCAATCAGGAAGTCGAATATCTACAGTGGATGGAAGGCGATATAGAGGTTAGAAGTCAGAAGAAGTGGCGTCATTCTAATAAACGTGCTCCAGAGATGAGAGAGATTTGGTGATGGCTGAAGATACACAGGACTTTAATGCCATTAGTGATAGTCTCTCTGAAGGCGGAATTACGCCACAGAAGGAGCAACAGCAGTATTCGCCGTCTTATAAGATGATGGCAGATACGAAGATACCAGTTAGTAAGCAGTTGGGTAAGTTGTGGAAGTCGAGGAGAGATCAGGCTAAGAGCAAGCTTGAACACGAAGGCATTGCTGATGCGTGGGATGAGTGTATTAGATATTATAATAATGATCAGACTACACAGAGCCGCATTTCAGGAAGCCCTAATACGTCGAGGATGGCGCGTAAAGGGACAGGTGTAAGTGATGAGCATATCGAAACAGAGAACGTTGTATTTGCGAACACTACGGCGTTGGTCCCTGCCACTTATGCCAAGAA